TCTAAGTCTGAGTTGAATGTAATAGTATGTTTTTGTACCTTTCCTTTGTCATCAGTGTCTTTTCCATTCTTATCAACTTGTTTTGCTGCACCAACAGCGTCCATAAAGAATCCACCACCAACTTCAAGATGCATGTCACCAGTAATCTTTAATCTATAATCACCTTCAACATTACGAACATAGTCACCATCAATATTTGCACAATCATCACCTATGACATCCATGGTGCGATTACCTGCAAAAGATGTATGATCTGCAACTAAGTTACCTGTATCATCTTTTGAACCACCTCTGTTACTCTTTTTATATGCTTCTAACTTTTGCTTTAACTCTTCGTCCGTAATATCTGGATTTTCCTCTCTTGTTTTTTTGAGGAACATATACTCTGCGTATGTATTATTATTGATGTTGACAGATGTATGTGTTGTGCCACTAGGTTCTTTGAAAACGTGTGCCTGACGACCTGGGGTTCCAATATGTTGATCATATGAACCATCAACAAATGTCTTAGCTACTTGTAAATATGGATCTGCCTTTGAGAATATTTGATCTAAAACACCTGTACCTGCACTTTCTCCTGCACAAGCACCTCTTTTACCTCTAATCTTATTAATATTTGCTAACTCCTCATCACTACAACTTGTTACACCAAATAAAGGATAGAAACCATTTTTTGCTTTACCACCAATGGGTTTTCTATCACATCCATCACCTGAGGCAAAGTTTGTGAATAATGCAACGAGTCCTGTTAGTCCTCCAAGACCATTTTTCATCAAGTCTGCACCTGGCTCAAATATTGTTTCTGCACTCTCCCAGTTTGATATGATTTCATTTGCACCTTTTACTGTGCTAGTTGTTGCTTTGACTGTAGCAATAACTTTCTTGATGTCAGCAAGCACATTTTCTACATTACATACTATACTATCAACTATTGTTGCTACGCCCTGCTGTAGCATTTCCAACTTGGAAATAGCACCACTGAGCATACTATTGATTAAACTGTTGATAGTTGCTATGGGAGCATCAATAAATCCTGGGATTTGTGCATCAATGCTACACATTCCAGATAGTAATGATGTGATCGCTTGTTGGATCTTGTTTTTTGCTTGGAAAGGCACAGATCCGAAGAGAGAACCTAATAATGAACCCAATAAACCGCCTAACTGACTGGAGAGATTTGCAGTAGACTGTCTGATGCCAGATATAATCTGTGTGAAGATAGCACCCATAAAGTTCTTCAACTTTCTAGTCAACTTTTCTATTGTGACTACTTTACCAGAAACAATGTCAATGAAGTTACCAGAATCATCGGTAGCAACTAAAGTAGAGGAAGTATCAACAATATCCTCCATAAGATAACTTAACTTAGCTTCTACTGATTTCCAAGGTCCACCAACACCATTTGCAGTAGGGATTGGATTTTCTGGATTTCGACCTTTTATGGTATTACCAGAACTACCTGATATGTGAGTGCCTATGTTATTTGGCGATCCACCCCCTGCAGGTTCAGGGTTTGTTTTACTACCAGATAGTTTTACATTGTTATAACCAGTGGCATTTTCTTTATTGGTTATTTCATTACTATTAGGATCTGCAGTTCTTCTTAGTGCAGGGTTTACAACGGGTTGATCCATGTCCTTACCCGTAAAAGCAAGTACATGTTTTTTACCACTCTCGGTGCTCTTCTTTACACGCAAAACACCCATGACTATTGGCATTTGAGCGTCTTCACCATCCATGAAGAAACCCATGACAATAGCACCTGGCTGTAGTTGTCCTGATGATTCACCTTGTCCATCATTACCCGCTTGAGAAGTATGCTGTAACACACTCGCCCATGGCAACATGTCAGTAGGTAGGTCTGCTACTGTTCCACCTCTTATATTAGTGTAGTAACCAAGCACACGAACCTTGCACCGACCTAGTTCCATAGGATCTTCGGTGTCTTCTACCTCACCAACCCACCAATAAAATCCGTCTTTTCCGACGAAATTGGTTTTGGGTTCATTTAGAATGCCTTCAACTGTTTGCATTTATCTGCATACTTTTGATTATTTAGTAAAAAACCTTAAGGGTCAAAATTTTGGCGGGATTTTTTTTCGGCAATTTTTGAAACTAAAGGTCGTTTTTGATTCTGACAAACTTGTAGATGTTGTTGCTACCCCATATCATTCGACCTCCTTTATATGCTTGGTCAAAACTATGCAACTTGTCCCCGAACAAATGCATTTGGGATTTGATTGTGACTCCGTTGTGTACACAGTCTCCTATGATATTGCCATGCCATGCATTATTATCATACTTGAATAGCATGCCACACTCTTCAGACTTATTCCACTCTAAGTCGTAGTTTTCTATTAATACTTCTGTCTCAGATATATCGACTTTCTTATGGTATCTTTTGCGATAGGGTCTACTGGGTCCATCAGTCCTGTAGTAATTTTGGGACTGAAATCCCTTTATGTTATTGCAACTGCAGCAAACTATCTCCTTCCACTCCATAAAAATCGTTGCATATGTAGTAGGAGCTGACTGTGCTTGATTTTGATTTGTCCAGAGTCCTAGTAGATAGTCCTCAATCGTCATAGACTAAACATTCTGGTTCATCTGGGTGCATATCACAAAATAGTTCTAATGCATTAGGATCATGGTGATCTCCTGCTTCGATCTCATCGTGATGATGCTCTGCATAGACTTCACGTTCATGTAAATCGACTTTAGCATGTCTGCGTGCTGCAGGTGATGCAAGTGGATTGTCTAGGATTGATTGGTCTGCTTGGATGTGTTCTTCTATTGTTTTCATGGTTGTACCTCGTTGATACAGAACTATTTATCAAAGTACAGTGTCTTTCATGAGGAGCATTTCCGTAGACATGGTGTCTGGAGTACCTTTATGTGCCAATGTGACTATCATATAGCGTCCACTAAACTGTTTGTCAGTTTCAATTTTGTCTCCAGATTTTTCTGTTGTTGGTATAGTAACACTAACACCAGAACCTGCATAGAGATCTAAATTTCCTGGAACTGATATCTGCAGTTGAGTGTTTTTCATTGACTCAATCCTTAGAAACTGATATGATTGCAACTCTACGAGTTCCGCATATGTGTTTCCTGGTTTGGGTTCTTCTCCTGAGATAAACGTGCCTACTTTGTCTTTTACCTGTTGAACGACATTTTTCTTGACATCAAAGATCCGTCTTGGAATTACACTATAGCGCATTCTTCTCGGTGCTTCAACCAATGTTTTATAATCCTCACCAACTCTAGAAATAGGATTGACTGCCTTCTTCTTCCCTAGATGTGACATTTGTGACCATGATGTTGAAAGACTGTATGGATCTTTATTTAAAGGTAAATCAACAGTATCACCACCCATCTTAGAGAATGCAATGTCAGTCGGATCAATACCCATACCAAATCCTGACCATGCACCGTGTCGTAATCCCATCAGGAAGTTTCTCTCCTCTGGAAACTGAATAGTATCAATCTTGAACTGGTCATTAGATCCATCATCAGTTTTCTTTGGTGAGAAAAGATATTCATATAGTCTTGATGTACCCTTGTTTAAATCTGTTTTTGTTTTTACACTTTGTTTGTTGATGTCATCTATCATACCATCAATAGATTTGAAATGATATCCCAGTGCATTTTCGTAAAATGTAAAACCATTTTGAAACTTACCACCAGATTTTTTCTTTCTGACTGCTCTATTAGCTACCCAATAGATTGTGTCCATTGGTCTCCAGTTCGGTGCTATGAACTGATGTTTTGTTAAAGTTTCTTCTGCAAATATTTTTTTAGAACTTCCCAAATACTGTTGTTCTTTGATTAGTTTCTTTACAATCGATGATGCTTCAGTGTCTTGAAATATTGTATCAGATCTACCAAATACATTTGTACATTCATTTTTTACAAACTCATCTGAACAACAGTTGACTACAAATGTGTCTGTAGTTTGATTGATTCTCTGTCTGCTATGAACATTAAATGATCTTAAGTTGTAAGTTCTAGTTAGAACAGATCCTTTGACTGTAAATGTTATAAGTTCTGATCCAGTAAAAATATTAGATATACCTGCAGAATCCTCAAACATAAACGTTGCCTCTACAGTTCCTGCTTCTACGCTCTCATAGATTTCCCATGCTCTCAGAAATTGTACTAGATCATCCTGTTTCTGTTTGTTTTCGAGTTTCTTACCACCTCTCCTCACCTTTAGAGTTGTGGAAATATCACCCGCATTTACTCTTGGTATTCCTTCCTGACTCATTTAAGTAGACCTCTCATAGAGTTTACATTACTATTCAATACTGTTGATGTAGTTTTTAGTATTCCATTAGTATTATAAGTTCCTGATCCAGGCAATCCTTGTAATACTGGTTCAGAACTACCACCTCCACCTGCACCAACTGTTGCCTGTGCCTGTGCAATAGCGTTTTGGTTCTGCTCATTGACTGCAGCAACCTGACCTGCAGTTGCTTCTAGTTGTGACAACATGGCATCTTTTGCTTGTTTCCTCGCAGAGTTTCTACCTTCTGTTACTTTACTTATGACTGATGATCCAACACCTTTCACTTTGTTTATAACTTTACCAATGACACTTAGTTTAGTCTGATCTTTGAATAGTTGGAACAACTGACCCATTCCACCCTTTGCTCTCTTCATCATACTACCACCCTCATCAAACTTGGGCATGGTGAGTGTAGGTAAAACACCACCTTGAGCAAAACTATAACTCGGTGAAACAACAGGTGAATAAGTCTGACCACCTTGAGCAAAACTATAACTAGGTTTATATTGCCCACCTTGAGAGAAACTATAACTCGGTGAAACTATAGGAGTAGGAAGACTTGGTGTAGGTACATTAAAGTTATTAACTACACCACCTACAGAGAAACCTTTGGTAGGTTTTACATTAGGAAGATCAAACTTAGGTATCGATGGAGTCGATACATTCAAACCACCTGTAGAGAAATGTGGCACTGACATCTTTGGTAGTGATGGCACATCAAATGGTACAAAACCACCCTCATCAAACTTTGGTAGTGAAAGAGATGGAGGACGATACTCACCACCCTCAGAAAATCCAAGTTTGGATGCTTCTTGCATCCTTCTACCAGTCAGACTAGGATCTTTTCTTGTAGCAGGAGTGTCAAATGGTACGATGAATGCTCCACCATCTGCCTTCCGTGAAACATATTCTGTGCCATGACCAATGAATGATGTAGACTTACCACCATCAAGTGATACAGGATATCCTGATTGAGGACCTTGAATCCATCCTCCTCCTGCAAATCCTTTGAGTTGTTTTAGAGTATTTGAAGGTTTGGGAACAAAACCACCCTCTGATAGTTTGGGTTTGGGAAGCAGATTCTTAAGCATCTGTTTCTTGAGGATGCCTATTAATATCTTAACACCTGTCGTAATCGTCTTAATCGTCTTGATAGGGTTCTTCAAGAATCCTATGCCTAATATTATTGTACTTAAACCTAGTAATGCTTTACCAAATCCTAATAACTTTTCCCACCATTTAGTTTCACCACTCAACATCATATACAAACCATCAAGTGTTTGAGTGATTCCAAACTGTGCAAAATCAAATACAAACTTACCAATCTTACTGAGAACTTTAATCAATGTAACTAACTTCTCTTTATTTTCTGGTTTAGCTAACCATGTCAATGCAGGTACAGCAATCGCCATCTTTAACATGTTACCTAACATGCCTAGCATTCCTTGAAGGAAACTACCACTTGCTTTTGCTACACCCTTTGCTAGGTTTACGATTGGGTTTGTACCTTTCTTCTTCTTTGTTTTACCGAAGTTAGGATCTTTCTTTGGTTTGTCCTTTTTTCTTGCCTCAATCTCTGCTAGTTGTGCTTCTTTAAGTTTCTGCACAGTATCCATGATACCATTTACAGTAGCACCTATGGCATTGATTGCATCTGTGTTAGCATTAAAATGTGTAGTCGCACCAAAAGGATTAGAACCTTTACCTTTAGGTTCCTCAGTCCCAACGAACTTGTAAGTGTTGAGTTTTCCTTTCTTTTGTACTGCAGGTTTTGCCATTATAATCGTCTAGATGTAAGAGAGGACATTGATCTCACTTCTGTACCACCTGTATTTATCGCTACTTGTGTAGGTAAGAGAGCTAATTTTTCTATTATAAACGGTATTGGTATCATATCATCATATGCACTTACTATTGCCATTTGATCTGCTAGACCACCTGCACTAAAGTATGCAGGTCGTGGAACTCTTGTTAGAAGTCCACCTGCTGCCTTCTCTTCTGCATCAACTTCGTTGACTTGATTGCCATACTTAGCTAACTGTTCTTCCCTAGACATCTCTTGGAACGCTTGATATTCTTCCAGAGAAACTTCATTACCATTAATATATGCTTTACCATCACCATAGATATCAAGTTTAGCAGTTATTTGTTTCTTTTTAGTAGTTACTGTTGTGCCCTCTTCATTTATAGTATCTCCTTCTTGTAACTGGTCCTCCTCTTTCTTCTTACCCAATACCATCTTGGTGATAGTACCCAAATCTGGTAACGATTTAAAGAGACTATCTATTTGTGATTTTATTCCACCCAATCCTAGTTTATTGACAATAGCTTCTTCTGCTTGTTGGATTTGTGGGACAAAATCTCTAGCAAACATAAAGGCATCTATACCCATTGATATTGGAGGACCTGCTGCGTTACCAAAAGCACCAGACAAATCAAGTATACCAGAAGCACCTTCAAGTAATCCACCTATGGAATCTCCACTTGCCAATCTATCGTAAGCAAAAAGCATATTAACAAAACCACCAAGGATAGGCACTGCCTTTCCTCCTATCTTTTTCAATAATCCTTGACTACCTTCCCCACCAAATTTCTTTAGAACTTTTGTTATCTTATCATATCCAGGAATCTTTTGCAGTTGTGCCATTATTTTCCCGCCAACCGCTTTCACTTTCTTGAGAGCAGGTTCAAAATATTTTAGTGCAGGTTCTAAAATCTTCTTCACTACTGCATCTTTAGCTCTCTGTGCTAACCTTGTGAAGAAGTTACCAGTATTTTTTAGAGCACCTTGATACATGCCCTTTAATTTTTTACCTACCTTTACTACATCATCAAACTTCTTTTGTGCAAACTTCTTTATATTCTTATATCCTGCAGCGAGTTCTTTACCAAGTTTTTCACCAAGTTCTTTGACGCCAGGTATCTTATCCATGAGACCCCTGAGACCTTTTGTCACCTTAGTTCCAAGGTCTTGGAAGAAACCAAAGACATTTTTAACAGGTTTTGAAGTTAAGACGTCATCAACCTTATCACTGATAACCCTCTGAACTTTATTTTGTTTTGTTTTCTTAAGTGCTTTGTTTGGATCTACACCGTCCGCAACTTGCTTTTTATAATCAGCAATCTGATCACTGTTTAAACCTTTCTTCTTAAGATCTATCTCCTCAGGAGTTGCCTTCCTGACTTTACCATTATCTACTACCTCATCAGGTTTTATTTTTTTCTTTGTTTTTGGATCAACGTCGTCAGGTTTCTTCCTTTTAGTTTTTGGTTTGTCTCGATCAAGGAAGTCACCCACTGCTTCGTATGCCTTAAGCAACATTAGTTGTGTGCCTATCGCTGTAGCGATCTTACCAAATCCTAGTAGTCTCTCACCTATAGTTTTCTCTTTACCAAACAACTGATCAATAGCTGTCATGGTGGCATCAATCAGTTGCCCTGCCCAACCAAACAGTTTCTTAAATACAAAAGATGCTTTCTCTATAAACTCTTTAATCTTTTTAGTGTTCTCTGGTTTAGAGAAATATTGCATCAACTTATAACTCGCTGCTGCAGCAGCAAGAGATGCCAAAGCACCACCTACAGGTCCTAAGAAACCTAGTAGGAAACCTCCCATGCCTTTGCCTGTCTTTTTAAACAGAGACATTTTTGGTTTTCTTTTTTTCTTTAACTCCTTCTCCGCATCTTTATCTTTACCACTCTTATTAAACTCATCTATCTTCTTACCTTCTTGCCTATCCTCTGCTGCCTGATCCTTTTCTAATCTTTTTTGTCTACGTTCATCTTTTTCTTCTTTGACCCTAGTCT